ACCTTGACCGATTTTCAACTGCTCCGCATTCTTCGCTATATTGATAACTGGTACATTCTAAACTTCTGGAATAATACCATCCATATGACATTGAAACGGCAGTGTACCAATCTTGCTCATACCTGTTTTGAAAGGTTCCTGAACTTGAATAATGGTAAATTACTTTTTTATAACAGCAATTTAATCTATATTTGTCAATATAACTTTGAGTTGGGCATTGACTTCCAGAATAAGGATTTGGAATGACTGGTATATCAGCCTTGTAACCACCTTTGGAACTTGTCTGATGACAACTACTTCCAGTCATCCAAATCTTTTGTTTTAACGAACCTGTGACATATTTGTACCTTGCTTCCGCTCTTGGTGCTGCACTTGCACTGGTTTCATAATATAAATTTTCACCCGTTAGTGTTCTATCAATAGAGGCACTGGTTTCATGTCCTAAGTTTTCAATAACTGGACGTTTTGTTACTCGAACCTTCGGGGTACTTAAAAAGTCACCTTCTAATAAAACACCAGCAATTAAATCACTTCTACCCGGAACTAATTGTTTTATTTGTTCAAAGAAGGTATAATCGTATAACGCCAATAAACGAATTAAGGCGTTTACGTCATATCTTTGTTGATATTTACGGAAATATTCATGCGAAAATCGTCTTAATTCGTGATAACCTTCATCAAATTCGTATTCCGGGTCTCCAATCCAACTATCAAGTTCGGCATAACCAGTATGATTGAAAATTTCATTATTTACTTGATCTGATGGGGCAAATACAACTGCTAAACGATTGGAATCGAATCCTTTTTTATCAAACGAACCTTTTGAAACTTTTGTACTTGGATTTAAATCTCTGGTTAAAACAGAATCTTCAAATCTAATTTTTTCACTTCTAAGTACATTTCCGCCCAATGTTGGCGTATAGATATAGAAAGTTTCATTCTTGGAAATATATTGTTGGGCTTGTGTTCCTGTCCAACCTTTAAACGAAGCCGTTGTATCAAAACTTGCTACTCGATTCGGATGCGAACTTGAAACTTGTAAATAAGCGGAATGATCCCAACGTTGTTGGTCTAAACCCAAAGGAAAATACCGGAAAAGTTTGTAATAACTTCCGGTTTCAGTATTTGAATGATAGGCACTCGGGTTCAATACATGACTATCAAATGTACTACCTTCTAATACTTCAAAATATTCTTTATATCCATCTATTTGACCAACAAACCTTGAACTATTCGAACCCGTTGTTCCGCCTAATAAGATGATATTTTGACTTCCAGTAGCCCATGCATTTGCAACATTGAAACTTCCGCTCCATTCTAAACTACTTGAATGACTGAACCTTCCGTAAAGGGAATCGTTTGCGCGTTTAACTTGTAAGAAAATTGAACCACTGGTTTGGATTGAACTTGTAGTCCACATTCTTACTGACCATGAATCATCATCAAATAAAGGCAAGTATCCAGTTTGAACTGAACTTGAAATGAACGTAGAGCCGCTTAATTGGGCTTGTGTTAAACGTAAATAACCATAAGCCCAACTACCACTGTAACTGGATGTTTGATGCGCTCTGGAATGAATTAATTCCAAATTAGAAAGAACCCGAGAACGGTTACTTCCTTGTTCAATAGCCCATAAAGATTGAGAAACGCTGGAACTGTATTCAGTATTAAACCTAAATACAATCGTATCCGGAACTCGTTCACTTCCTCCCCAACTTCCACTTGTTGGTGGGATGGTTCTTCGAGGTAATTCGACCCAGTTACTTCCAGTAAAGTTTGCTTTGTAAATGAACCTATCTTCAATTAAAGTAGGTTTCCCTTCAAAGGGACTCGGTCCGCCATATTCCTTAATTGAAATTAAAGTTTGGGGAATACCATAAATGGACATCAAAGATTTAAGCGATCTTTGAGTTCCTTTGGTTTTATATAGATAGGGAAGATTATTTACAATTCTACGCCAAATCTGATGAGTTTGGTTTTCAGTAGAAATTGAAAACATGGAACCTGAACTTTGATAGGTTCCTGTTTGAGTTTTACCAAGTTTATATTGCCATAAATCACTTAATTGGCGGGTATTTTGAAGTTCCCAACCAAAGGATTTAGCAATTGACCATAATAACTGATTTGGAGTTCCACGTTCTGGATGTTCATCACGTTCATGCATTTGGGTCAGAGCATTTACATAACTATAAATAACATCAAAATGATGCCCAACCATGTCAACAAACTTGATAAAATCACTATTCCCGTTTTCCATTATAATATGCTCAGGAATAGCCCACCATAACCGATTTAAGTTCTCTTCGTCATAAGCACTTGCACTTGTAACAAGATTGTTATACCAAGTTTGAGAAATACTTGAATTGAATGTATAATTCTGCCAACTTCCAGAAACAATACGTTTAGGATAGGGAGAAATTGAACCCGTTATGTCATGAGTAAATATACTTGCAGTTGAGTTAAAATATAACCAACGTTCCCAAGGATCAAAGTTTGAAGTAACTTCGTCAATTCTTTTTTGATTAATATCAATAGATTGACTGATGAAAACTGTATTTGATGCAGTTGAATTTAAAAGAATGGCAATGGAACTGCTGTATTCTTCTATTTTTCCAACCTTATAACCAAAATTTCTAACGCGAGTTTCAGCACTACTGTAAAATATAAAATTATTAAAGTCAGTATAATCAATATTTAATTTTACTAAGCCGGAACCCGAAATCGTATCCTCAATAATTCGTTGGCGGGAATTTAAGGTTGTATCCAATAACTGATTCCAGTTTTTGAAATCAGTTGCGTTGGAAGCGTACATGGAGGTATCCAAATCAAAGTTCGGACCGCGCATATACGTCAAATTGCCTTGACTTTGAGGTTGAGCCAAGACAATTGTATCAATATAAGGATCAATTAATTCAAATTGAACCCAAGATTTTTCCTTCCCAAATACATCATCAAATAAAGGAAGGTAAAACTTGACATAAATATCTTCGCCTTCAAATCTTATATTGACAATTTTTTGAATACGGTTAAAACCAAAATTAAAAACGACATTGTTCAAGGTTCCGTCACTGATAAAAGTATCAATTTTGGACTTGAAAATGTCAGTTTCACCGATAAATTTTTTATCTACTTGAAAATGAACCTCTGTTCTGTCAGGACTAATTTCCTTAACAATTAACTTCGGATCAGTTTGTTTGCCCCAAAGTTCCTTAAACAGGTTCAACGCAATAACATAAGAACCACGTTGAATATTGGCTTCTTTAAAAACCTTACCAATATCAATTAAAAGTGAATTCGTATATTGGTCATGAAAGGTATAACCAGCATTATGATTCCCGACAATATAATCCCCGTAGAACGAATAAATGTGAACTTCACTTATTTGCTCTGTGGTTATGTTCGGGTCAATAGGAACTAAAATTTGAGCATCAAATAAGGCCAAATCTTCATTTGTCCACAACTGTCCAGTTGTAGAACGATTATTGGCTAAAATTGATGCCCTATTTATATATCTTTCAAGTGAAATGGTTTATTCTCCTATTTTCGACTCTTTTTCATAAGTTCTTGTTTAATCCACATTTTTCCGGCAGGATTCGTTACAGGCTTTTGCATAAATCTTTCTATTGCCTTTGATATATCTGAACCAATTTTTGAATTATTTGAGTTATCGATAATCAAAGTATTCATCGGACCAAACAATCGTTGCAAATCGCCAAGGTTTTTTTGCGAGTTATTCCACATACTTACAAGTAAATCTTCCGGAATAGTTCTATCTCGCATTTGATTCCGCTTTTTTGCTGTTTCAAGGTCAGTGTTGACATAAATCATCATACAATCGTAACCAATATCTTCAAGACGGTTTTTCAAATTTTTTATAGAAGTCACGTTTTTACCAGTTCCTTCCAAAACCATCCCAATTCTACCCGAAATGTAATTCTTTTCAATTTCAGTTTCAACTTCTTTTGCTCTTGTTCGGATAGGATCAATAACTTTTGAATATCTTTCCGGGTCTTCCTTTGAAATTGAATCTAAATCAGAGGGATTAATTGAGGCTTGTCGTAATAATTTTTCAAATACCGGATCGGGGTTTACTAATTTAAGACCATGCCTTGAAAATGTGGTCTTGGATGAAATTCCGAATAACTGGTTGATAACGTAAGATTTACCACTTCCCGGCCCCCCAATTAAAAATATAGCCTTTAAAATTCCTTTATCATAAACTCCCTCGGTCAACGTATGTTCGTTCAACGCATTTGTTTTATGTAAATATCCAAGTACCCAAGTCTTTTCGTCTTGACCCATCTTAATTTTAGATAAAATTTTATCCGCATCATTGCCGTCAATTTCAGTCTCTTTTCCTTCTGGATTTTTAATTTTAATCAACGGAATGTAATAATTAATCTTGATAGTCCACCCGGAGGCTATAAGATTTTTACCAAATTGTTCTTCCTGAGTTGAACCTTCTTTGAGTAGGTTCCATAGATGTTTGATTTTCATAATTCCTTTACCATAAAAGTTCAGTTAAATCTAATTTATATAACCCAATTTCTACAAATGGGTTTTTTTGCCTGTCATTATTATCATCAAACTCAATTGGAAGTTCAAATAACGTTCCATTTGGTGATAACATTCTGATGTGTTCAAAATCTTGGTCAATTTCAAACTCAAAACCTTTGAATTTGGTTGGTGTAAATGTTTCTGAAAAATATTGTCCGGTCATATTTTTTTATTTAAATACCAGTGTGACATTTCTAAAATGGTTTATATGTTTTCCTGCACCGAATTTACCAATGTATTTAGGATCGTTTACCATCTCAAAATGAGTAGAATCTTCGCCCTTTGTAATATACCAAATATCAGTACCAACGTCATCATGCACTGTTATTTTGACTGTATCGGATGAATATGATTCGTTCATAGCCTTACTTGCTAAAAAAATCTTGTTTCCATTCAGACCATTGACCTTTACTGACCATATAATCAAATTCACTCTTGTCCACGGTTTCTATATTACCAATAGGTCTTTTTGTTTTAAAATCATAATATTGAATTCCAATATCAGTTTTTTTATCCAACCTTCTATTTCCATTCCTATCAGTCCCGTCGACTGATATAATTCGAAATGTTTTATCTTTTCTGTTGTCATAATAAAATTTTCCCACCGAAATATCTTCGTTCAAAATTTTAGTAATCATTTCTGTTAGTTTTTTTTTGTTCATTGTTTTTTACTCCACAAAGGTAAAAGGTTTAAAATTATTTTCAAAATTCATTAACATATTGTTATGAATTATTTTGTTGTGCTTGAATTGCTGCAATTTGCGCTTGCGCTTCTACAATTGCTTGTTCACTTGCTGCTTTGGCTGCCTCCGCTTCGGCCTTTGCCGCTTCTGCGGCTGCTTTATTTGCTTCCGCTTCTGCTTTAACGGCTGCAATTTGTTCACCTGCGGCTGCTTTTGCGTCATTTGCAATTGCCGCGCCACTTTTAACCGAACTTTCTAATCCTTTCAATAATTCAAAGTTGGTTTGGTCTTTATAATCTTCATTCCAACTTGAAGTTTTATCAGGAACGGCTCCGTTTTCTTCAATTTCCATACATTGATTTTCTTGAACAATCCTGACTGAAAGTAAGTTTTGGTTTCTTTCAAACAACATCACTTCCAACGTTTTGTAATTTGGAATAACTTTCTTTTTACCTTCTTCAATTATCCAATAAACATAACTTTCTTTTGGTTCTGGAACTGAATCTTGGGAAACGCATCTGAAAATAGTTCCATCCGGAAGTGAAAATGGGTCAGGAGGAATAATTTCGACAGGAATGAAATAAGTAAATACAGTTTCCAAATAGTTGTTTAAACTGATATCTGAAATTACGGTTTTATTTGGGATAAAATTCAAATAAAGTTTTTCTTCCTGAATTGGAACTACATAGGCTCCGCCCCCGTTTCTTTCTGAAAGTGGGTATGACATTGCATCCAATTGCGATTGAGGTTGGTACACAAAAGTTTGTCCTTCTTTGGGGACAACATATTTCACCAAAGTAGCGTTACTATTGGCTAAATCACTGTATTGAATATTTGCAAGTTTGGTTGTCATATATTATATTATTCGTTATTTATAAACCATTCTATATGTTTTAAAGATGACTTTATTTGAACATTCATGATACTGAAATCGTTAATCAACGACTTATAAAACTCCGGATCATTTTCATACTTATTTGAATTTTGTTCATACGCTTTCTTAAATCGGTTTAAATTATTTTCAAATTCAAATATCTGGTTTTCGATTTTATCTTTTAAATATTTTTGCGTAGATTCATTCATAATATTCTTTATTTTCATTGTTATACTCGTTTAATCTTAAAAATATAATTATCATCAATTACTCTGATTACGTCACCATTTTCGTGTTGACTTTTAAAAACAAATTTATAATACCGCTCGGGCATGAGACTTGACATATCAGCCTTAAAGTAATTACCATTTGAATCGCAACTCATTAAGGTTCCGGATGGGTGAAATGGAATTATTACTTCATCGGTCACAACATCTTGAATCTGAAAATATGAATTATTGGGTAATCGTTTTTGGTTTAAATATACTGAACTTGTTGCATAGGTTTGAGTTGGAAATTTATCCCTGACTGAAACCTTCATTTTAGGTTTTTCGTTCATTGAATAACTTTCTCTTAAATTAGAACAATTCAAAACATAATCATCGCTTCCAATTTCACTAAAACTTCCAGTTCCGCTTAAATCTTGATCCAACCAATATGCTTCCAACCTTGGTAAGTAAATGGTATGACTGTTTTGAGAAAACCATTGTATCAAGGTTCTTTGCGAAGTATCAAATTCATCATTGTCACTATATTTGATTATAAATCCATTATTTGGAATTGAACCTGACAACCATTGACGAACAATGGAAGTGACGTTCATCCGAATATCAGGAATTTGATAATTAAAACTTTGACTTGCAACCGAACTGGTAAACCAAGTTCCGCCATGCGCTACGGTTCCATAACTTGCTGTAACGGTTGAACCTAAACTTGAAGTTTCCCATAAACGACCATCATTTTTTCCATGACGGTATTTCCAACTAACCCCATCAACAATGCTCGGATTAGAATTTACAAAACCGCGTCCTACCGTCCAAGAACCTGAAACTGGGTAAGCGTAAATGGTAAATTCAGTAGGAAGGTTCAAAGCATCAGTATTTCTTAAAGTCAAGAAATATTCAGCATTTGATTGTGTAGGTTGAAGTTCATTTAAATCAAACTTCAATAAAATTCTGCTATTATAGGTTGTACTGTAAAAAACAGAATCATCACCAAGAATGCTTGGTTCCCCTGTTGCTGCTTTTAGAAGGTCTAATACCTGATCCCCGCCAGTATTCTTTTCAGGAAACTGCGAATAAAGGACTGCATCGGCTGTGGGGTATATGGTTTTGAACATAGATAATCCGGTTTTATTTTATTTTCATATTAAGGATTCCAACCCCATTCGTCCCAACTATTACCATCAGTATATAATTCAGACGCTTTTACTTTTTTACTTAAAATTTTCCAACCTTTTTCTCCCTTGGCGTGAGTTTTTGCATATTTTTTTGAAAGTGTTACCCAATCACCATCGTTTATTTCGGATACTTCGCCGGGAACGGCTCTGTAAATAACTACTGAAAGGTTAGGATTGTCTTTGGCTTTTTGAATGATTGAATAATTAAAATCGTCATCTAATCCAGTACCATAATACCGAATTGCGTTCCTTGAATAAATATCATCACCATAAACCATTGTCAAATCGGTTAGCGGAGCATCATCTTTGTTTGGAGCGCGATGTTGTCCTCTATAATCAGATTCCATTTCCAATAAGATAGTTTTTATTTTCATATTAAATAAAGACATAATCCTTTTCTCCTAATTTCTTTGCTAAACCTTTCGATACCAAACTATCCCACAATCGTATCCCATCTGAACTCAATTCATGAACAACTTCACCGCTTAATAATTTTCTCGGTCTGGTTGAACGTAACGGTTTTTTTGTTTTTTGTAAACTCTCCCGATTCATTGTTTTATAAAATTCAGTAGCAATTCCTTTATTTTGAAGTTCGACAGGAACGACCGCATTTCTAATTATATACCCGTTTTTATCTTTTAGTACCGTAAACATATCCGGACGACGAACTGGATTCTTTTCATAATCATAAACCGAAAATTTACCTTCCGAAGTAGAGAAGTCGAGAATCTTAATAATTTTAGGAATTGAAAGTTCTTCCATTATCTTTCTAATTTTCATAACATTTCCATTTCAATTAAGTAACTTATTACATCAAAACTTTCCTTCACGTTTGGAAAGGCTCTCACTTTTACATAAATATCTCGGGTTTGCTTTATTCCAAATTACCTAAGGTTCAAATGTCATTTTCCCTTTACATATTCTTTTAAATCCCAAAAGTTTTTCATATTAGAATTAACTACACATGAAGGATATCGAATTTCAACGTCATACAGTTCAAGGTTTTTCCAATCAACAAAATCACCTGTTTCTGAATCAAAATATTTTTCAAAATAATCATTCGTATCCATAAACCAATGATCTCTGGTCGACGACCAAACAATATAATATTCATTTTCAGTATTCAACCATTTTGAATATTCAAACCAAGCAACTAACGGATCGGAATGTTCAAATACTTTAAATTCTTCACTATCTTTCGATAGAACAATTTTCAATGTCGAACTCGGGTTCAATTCTTCATAAACGCAGGTTGCAAATAATTGGTTCATAATTTCAATCTTTATAAATTTCAGTTATAAACCCGCACTCAAGCGCAAGTTCAAGTGAAATCTCAACTCCATCGTCAAATGTACCGCGACCATTTTCATCTCTGGAAATTAAATTTTTAATCCAAACTTTTTGACCACCGTATCCAGATTGAGATGAAAAAATTTGAGTTCCATCCAAAATTCCGGGAAAATACTTTGCAATATTTTCTTTTTCCTTTTTCCGACGTTCTTTTTTATTATGTTCAATTGTTTGATAACATTCGGGAAATATGTTTTTATGACCAAACACCTCTTCATATTTGAATCCAGAATTTGGTTTTTTCATAGAAAAATCTAAAAAAATATCACAATCAAAAATCACCGTAGTTCCATCTTCACGATAACCAATTTCACGCCAATACGCATCCCCAATATAATGAACATCGACATATTCTTGAATAACTAAATGTTCGTCAGTCAATTCAGTTTTAGCAATATGTTTTTTACACCATTCTGGCGATTCATCATAAACTTGAAATTCCAAACGATTATGATCATATTCCCACTGATCATTCAAACTCAATTCCCATTCAGTATTATCAGTTTTCCAAACTCTCTGCGGAATTTTTAAAACTTTTGTCCCACATTCTGAACGGAAAACATCTCGACTTAAACCGGAAGCAAGATATGACCATTCTTGATCCAAATATTGAAGTTTGGAACCTCTCAATTGAAGTTTTTCATAACCTCCCGGATCAATAAAGTTTTGAAGTTGTAAAATTTCGTAAGTCTTCATTTTACTGAATTTTAACTCGTTGTTTGAACATTTCATCAGTTTCTTCGTATTTCCCAGTCATTTCGTTCAAAACTGAAAAACTTGCCCAATAAACCTTCCCTTTTACAGGAGGATAAGATTCAAGTTGACGTTTTACCGTCCTTTTGATAAACTCGAACTCTCGGTGATCGAAAAAACAATCGATGCTTGGTTCGTTGATTTCGCGACTGTTTTGAAAAACCTGAATTTTTACCGTTGCCATGTTATTGAATTTTTATGTTACAAAGGTAAGGAGTTTATTTCAAATGTCCAAATTTATTTATTCATTTTATATGTTTGAACAACCCAACGTTTTACCGTATTTTCCAATTTATCAATTATCTTATTGGGAATATTACTTCCGTTTTTGGCTACCCATTGTAAAGCAGATGATCTACCATTAATAATGGCGATCCGCTGACCTTTATAATAAACGTCAGTAAATCCATATCCCATACTTGGGACGGGTTTAAATTTGAACGTATTAGTGTCCGAAATTAACGTCGGTTCAACTGACGGCTTATGAGTTTCATTCAAAATTTTAGTAACCATCTCGAATAATTTTGTTTTGTTCATGTTTTTTACTCCACAAAGGTAAATGGTTATTTATTTAGTTATTGTTAATAATATCCGTAAGTAATACCGATACTTGGATATATTTTTTGAATTAAATTAACAGTCTTCTGAAAATCTTTATCATGTTTCAGGTCAACACGATTATCACGAACTTTGGCGATAATATTATTATCTTTTAAAATTTTCAAAATTTCTTCACGTTGAGTAGTAAAACCAGATTTAATGGACTGTTCTTTTCGAATAGATTCAATCATCTCGAATAATTTTGTTTTGTTCATGTTTTTTACTCCACAAAGGTAAATGGTTGTTTATTTGGTTGTTGTTAATAAGTTGTTAAACATCAATTGTGCGAATCTGCAAATCTACTTTTGGATATTTAAATTTATTACTCTAAAAATTTCCAAGATTCCCATTTCAGTTTTTTAGATTTTATTCTTGATAATACTGTCGAACCGGGTATTTCGTATATTATACCTGCGGATGTAGCAGATTCGAATATTTCGCCATCAATTGAACATTGTTTTCCATTGGTCGCACGTCTTGCGTTTTCTGGTTTTATATGTATCCAATCCGGAAAATCAGTCGACTTTAATCTCATTTTTATTATATTTGCTTCAATATTCAATTTAATTGACGCTTCGTAAATGTTTTGATATTCGATATTTTCTATAATACATTTGTTAAATCGTTTATCCGCTTTTTTTAATAGAGGTTTCAATTTTTGGTTGTTAATAATTTTCCAATTCGGGTATTCATTTGATAATAGTCGTTTATTACATTCTCTACGATTTATTTTAAACGCCTCGCAAATATGTTTAATCGTTTTATAAAAGACCCCATCAATTTCACATTCATAATGTCTTGCTTTTACGCCGCCACTGGACACATATTCAAATTCTCGTTGCGATATCAATTTACGAGTTTCTTCACTATGCCCATAACTTCCATTTTTACGTCTGGTATTAGCTACTTTAATTCCACGCTCTTTAAGTTTATCTGGATTATTTTTCCAATATTCTTTCCGTTTAATCATACATTGTTCTGACATTTTTCTACCCAAACCTGCTTCTCTAATCTTTTCAATAGCTTCAGGAGTATGTTTGTATTTTCTATTTAATTCACTAAAATATTGTTTAAGTTCGTCGGTCATTGGGCGATAATTTGAATGACCGCTTCCTCCCGACTTCAAATTATAACAACGATCATCTGAAATCATCTCCATTTTAATGATATCTGCTTCAAAATTAAACGCCTCTTCTCTGGATTCAAACATTTGAATTATCTCCTTCTTAAATGATTTTCTTCCGTATTTTTTAATAGCAGTTTTTAATATTTTTCCGGAGCCAATATATTTATCGTCAATTTTATTTGTAGAATGAACACCATAATAAAATTTTTCATTTATCATGTTGATAGTTTTATAAACATAATGATACTTTTTGTTTGCCATTAGATTTTTCCCTTTATATATCAATTGTTCTAACTCTAATATCTGAACGGGGATATTTTACTTCAAATATACAAACGTCTACACTTGGATACAAAACTCCCGACCTAATCGCATTTTGGATGGGATAAACTATTCCGCTATATCCGAGATTTGTATCAATTTCGTTATTAAATGTAATGGATGCGATGCTCTGAACTCCCTCTATTTTATCAAGTTCCGATGTAATTTTACCAATAATAATCGGGGCATTAACTTGCATTTTATCGTTATCAAATAATTCAATGGCCTTATTCAATACTCGCAAATTAATTTCATTGGAATTTTCTCCCGGATAAGTAATAATTTCAATATCTATCGATATATTGATAATAAAAATATCTTGAATATTCAACGAATCAGATAATATACGATATTGCCTCAAATATTGGCGCAAATTTTCTTTCACGGCTTCATTACAAGTAACAAAATTTTTATTTGCGTCATAAGAAAGAACATAAAGGTTCAATGCAAACGGATTAGGAATTCGGGAATCATCCCAATTTGCAAGTTGGGTATCATTTTCAACGTATGCTTTACAAACACTTCCAAACTTGGCTGGCATTGTGAAGCATCTTAGAATATAATCTTCCTTTGTAACGGCTCTATTTTGGGCTGCAAAGTTAGCAAGAGCCTCTTGACGTATATTTTCAAGTGGTTTACGGTTTAATCCCCCGTAGGCTCCATTTGGATTGTTTACAGTTAAGGAATCAACTATTGTTTGATAAACAGTTTGGTCGACAATATCAAATGGATTTGCAATGGTATTTGAAACGATTCTCGTTAGGGTATTTGCATTGACGTTTTCAGCCAAACCATTTGAAGTGGAATATTGGATTGTTAAAGTTGTATTTTGAGGTGCTGAACCATACGTTTTCGTATATAGGAAATTCATCGGATCGATTGATAAATCTCCAACTCTTTCAAAATAATCTAACCCTAACCCAACATTCATTGGATTTGGAAGTATTTCTTCATCAGCCTCCGAACTCATACCTCCGCCAAATTGAATTTCCAAGAAATCATCTTTACGAAGTCGTGTTACAAACCTATGTTCCGTTTGCTTGTAGGCAAGAATATATGGAGTCGAATCCCTATATTGACTTAGAACTTGGTCGTTATAAGGCGTATTTCTAATTGCTACTGGAATTGTATCTTGTGCTAAATAAGGAACCTCAGTCCAAACGTTATTATCTGAATCCCTAACTGATACAATTTCAGTTATATTGGTTTCAGGAATGACAATTTTATCGTATTGCTTGGGTTCAGTAAACGAAAAAGTTCTTGTTTGGATTTGACCTGAAACTGCTTTAACCTTTTTCTTCAAAAGATAATATTCAATTTCACCTGTTGGAAGAACTGAATAGGCGGTTACCGTAGTTGGGTCATAACTTGAACTATATCTAAAATCGACTGCATCCTTGGTGTAAAAGTAAATTGCGTCAGTATCAGTTGTACTAACCTGCATTTGAGGTTCAATGTAAAGAGCATATCTAAAATCAGGTTTAGTTGCATTACCTGAACCTACACTTGGAACCAATTGAAATACTTCCAATTCAACGCTTGCGGGGACGGTTGTTCTTGGTTTATAACCTAAACTTTGAGCCAAATTCAATAAGTTGACTCTTTCTTCCGCATGGTACAAAAGCGATTCCGCTAATTGAACATCCGTATAAAAGGAAAGACTATCTCCTATATAGGAAACAGCCTCAATCAACCCCATTTGAGGACTTGATTCATTAAAATCGCCGAATTGATCGGGGAAGTATGTTTTTAAGAAATTTACCAACGCAAGTCTGTTTTGAGCAAAATCACGCTGGATGTATTTAACTTCCCGTTTATAATTGTTTCCTACATTTGCCAAGTTTTATTCCTACCAATATTTTGTAACCCAAGTTTTTCCATTATCTTTACTATATAATTTTGCACTATACCCATTTGAACCTGACGGATGTTCGTATTTGTAATCCAAAACTAATTCAAAAATTGAACGTTTTGGATGCCATCCTCCCCTCGCTCTTAAACTCATTTTTTCAATTGCGGGTGCAAATAATCCCAACGTATTTGGGTCAATATCAATAGTTTTAATATCATGATACTGACCGTCTTCTGGGATTGAATTTACATTTACTCCGAGTTTTTTTACAAAGTCAGAATATTTACGAGATTCAGTTAAAACTTGTTTAATCATTTCTGTTAGTTTTTTTTTTGTTCATGTTTTTTACTCCACAAAGGTAAAAGGTTTAAAAATATTATCCAAATTCATTAACACTTGGTTAACTTATTCGACTATATAACTAACTCTTTCTTGATTTTGAAAAGAATAGTTTGTTTGATATTTATCATCCGTTTCATAATATGTTTTCCCTTCAACGGAATATAGATTACTATCTATAATATATCCCGGATTTGATGTTATTCGATTTTCAGTAAATGCTCGATCTTTCCAAACTATCCTATTGTTAGGATATGCAAAGAAATTTCCGTCATCAACTTTGAATATATGAGCGCATTTATGTTCCGCAGTTTCTGCAAAAGAAACATTTGTCATCATATTATTTTCATGCGCCCAGTCTATCGTAAATAAGTATTCACCGGAATACTTTTTATTACTAATTGACAATAGATCAGCACTTAAACCTTGAAGTCTATGTCTAATGTTTACATCAATGTAATAACTGAAACAGTCCCAGTATATATGTTCTTCAAGAGAATGAACCGGAGCATCTTCTTTCCAGCAAAACGATGTAATTGGTCGTCTTGTCCAGTTGACACCATTTTCAAGAAAAACTTCAAAAAGAAGAGTTCTTGATTCTATACTTGCGACAGAATGAGCATTGCATTTTGTAAACTCACCATGTCCTTTGGTGTGATTGTACAAATATTCATTTCTGAAAAAACAGTCAATGACCGGGATGTTTGAATTTAAATAAGGCATTTATTACTCAATTATATAACTAACTCTTCCCTGATTTTGAAAAAGAGTTATTTGTTTATTTGCGCCAGATTCAGTAACCGAAAATGTTATGATGATCTGGATTGAATTTTCACTATCAGTTCCACCATTTCCAACACCACGAGCGGATTCTAAAACTTGAATATTATGATTTCTAATATAAGGAAGCCAAATGGCTGCTTGTTGATAAATTTCAAATTCGATTTCCGACCTCAACGCCAAAGTATTTGGTTGGAATAATCTAAATTGAAGTCCTATACCATAATTAGGCTGCATATAACGCTCACCTTTTTTGGTTAGCAACAAATTAATATAATTGGTAACGGCTTGTTCTTCTGTTGACCTTGACATATTAAAAAAGCCACCATTCGATGTTCCATTGCCGTTTGTCGGAAACTTGATTCCTACAAATCCGCTGTCAACCTGATCTTCTGGATAATATTTTACTGGCAAAGGTTATATTTCCTTATATATTTGAATACATTCCTGATAGTATTTTTTGCTGCGCTTGTGTACCAAAACATTCAATTTTTTTCGCATATAATAGTTTTACATAATGATTTCTATTCATGATTCCATTGGTATCAAATAACACAAATCCATCTATTTTAGAATATTTTTTAGATAATTTAATATAGAGTTGGTGGACAAAATGACGACCTTTGGTATAATAAAATCGTTTATTTATATAATCTGCGACGGATTCTATATAAACCACTCGATCCAATTGGTTTTGTATGCAATCAATATTCATATCTAAAATTTTACAAGTTCTTGTGATAAAAATTTGAATTTTTTATCTGTTTTAATCGTGGATGCTATTTTTTTAACATCGGATGCTCCAACAAACATTGAAGTGGTATAACCAAACCAAAACATAACATTGTTATTTAAGCTATTTATCTGGTACTTAAACCATGTATCACCATGTTTTGGGTGAACAAAGTTTATTTTAACAATGTGTTCTACTGATGGCTTTATGAATTTCATTTTTCAAGTTGTTTTTGAAAGTAGGTTTGGAAATATGTTTGCACCGTTTTTTGAAATTTACTTTTTATTTTTGAGTCGTTCAAATTTAAAAAGTTAATTCCTTTCTGGTTCAATTCAAAATAAACATTTGGACGTTTATAAGTAAGAGATACAAACGAATGGTGAAGCCCCTCGACATTTATCTGATCCAACTGTTTATTCAACCCAATGATACCAATAACTTCTGCTCGTGGTAACATTCTTATAATAGAAGAATCAGTAGTTTCAAAAACTGGAAAGGTCATTGATGTCTGAGTTGCTTCTAATAAATTTTCCATGATCATTTGCTTTAAAAGTTTAATCTTCATTCTTTTTGTTCCCCAAAGGTAAATGTTATTTTTATATTTCCAAAGTCATTAACAACTTATTATGATTTATTCTTCATCTTAGTCGCCAAATCCTTTTACGGTATTAGACCATTTGATAACTATTGATTTTATTTCAGCAGCATCATCAGCGTTTGCAACCTTTTTAACCAAATCTTCTATTTTTTGGGCGGTTTCGATTGTTTCTGGAAATGTAACTGTACGTTGTTCTCTTACCCAACGGCTGTTTTCGTATAAATTCAAAGACCAAGCAGCCGTTCTAAGCATCGTCATTCTACTAAATACAATTGCCAACGGTTTCGGAACATCCTTTACTCTTGCTTGCTGACCATCCCACGTCATTCCAAGTTTTTTAGTCAAATATAATATCATATCTGATTTCTTAAAGACTTTTGAAACCGACGTTCCTTTAAATTTTTCTAGTTTTGCTTTTGGGAAAGAAAGTTCGGGTGAATTCAAAACATCATGATTTTGAGTAGTTGTCCAATCGCGTTGGGTAATTTTCAATTTTTTATTGTTGTAAAACCCATAAGCAGTTACACCAAGCGGAAAACTTATATTTCCTGCTCCGGAACCTAATGAAGATGTTCTTCGGGCATCTGTTGTGCTGCAATATAATTGAAGGACGAATATTATACTTCTGTCAGGATTAGAAAATTGCACTTCAAATGAAGCATGGTATGCATATTTTTCATTTGTAGTCGGATATTCTTTAACAATTTTATGGGTAAAAATATCATCATATACCGAATTAAAATATCTAACAAAAGAAGAATAGTCGACTTTTGATTTTAGAATTTCTAAAATTTGCAAGGATAGTTTATTTGTTTCTTCTCTATCCCTTTTCCAATCATCCATTGAATTTGAACGATTTGTTTGCTTTTTTAAAAGTTCATACGCATCGTTTACATCGCGCATGGCTTCATTGCTTCCACCTTTATCGGGGTGCGCTTTTAATGCTGCTTGTCTAAATGCAAGTTTTAATTTACTCTCGTCACCTAAGTCTGACTTAGTAAGGTTTAACGCTTGCAAAGCATCGTCTAAGGATATTTCTAAAAGTATTCTTCTAAGTTTCATTTATAATTCCATCGCGCCTGAATTATCGCTCGAAATACCAGCATTGCCAACCGATTTTCCGCCAGTATTTTTAATAGCATTTTTCAAAGACGATAATTGCGAAGAAGTTAGTTTAAAGGTCATATTATCACCTCTACTTAAATGAATCGAACTGGCGTTATTTACGTTTTTCTTATTCATTATCCCTTCACCAGTAGATAAGTTTAAACGACCGAACCGTTTATCGGACTGAATTTTAATACTGGTATCTCCTGCATTCATCGGATAAACAATGAAGTCTTGGGGAAGTTTCATTCCTTCAACTTTCATATCAAATGAAAGGGTTCCCATGATATTACGCTTCATATTAGAAATTTTAACAGTCTCGGGTTCATCTGATTCTTTAATAATTTTCCGAATCATTTCTTCAAGTTTGCGTCTGTTTAGCATTTATATTCCTCATTATTTTACGTTATCAAGCCAACTTAAATCTTCATCATCTTCATAACTTGAATCTTCATTCATTGCTGAAAGGACTTGTTGACGAAAATCTTGTTTTGCTTTTTGGTTATTTGAACCTTTATCCATCTTTTGAACCAGATGGCCGTAATCCCTATTCATCGCTTTAATTACTGCTTTTGGCGCATTAATTGGTCGACCACTTTCAGAAGTAGGAACGTTGATGATTTCGTCTTCACGTTCAAAGGCATCTAAATAAGTTTTAGATTCCATCGGAGCAGGTTCAGTTTCCATTAAAAGTTGATTTAATAATGGATTTTTAGACATTTGTTTTTTAGGTTTTTGATCAACCTGAAATTGTTGTCTAAAACCACGTTGAACTTCTGTAAGTTTATCAACAGGTCTTGAAGTTGAACCTTGACGTTTGATTTCAACCAAAAGTTCCTGTTTCATGAGTTTAAATTCCTCTTTGACAGCCTTTTTGGTTGCTAACATTATTAATTTAACTAATTGTTCGTTTGTCATTTAAAATTTATCTTTATATGAACTATAAACTGTTAATCTTGATTTAACATTTGGTGACCCGTGTTTAGACACATATTTAGTTATTTCAGTACCAATTGTTTCTAAGTCAGAATCAGATAGTTGGCTTAGTTTTTTACGGCCAATTATATAATCAGTCTCAGGCAGTGTTCCGTTTGTTTGTATTGGAAATCCTCTATCATTAGGAAATCCTACAATTATACGCATATTTCCGTTTGTATCTAATCCAGAACCTTTAATGTAAAGATTTGAAACTGGTTGGGAAATATTTACTTTTTTGACTTCTGTTAGAATTGTTCTAACCATTTCAATCAATTTTTTTTTGTTCATTGTAAATCTCTTTTTTTTGGTTTTAGTTTTATGTTAATTCAATTATGGTTGTTTAAATTTGGTAAAATCACTTGTTTGTAATTGCATCACCTGTGAAACGTTATTCGAGGGACCAGTTGGTCCACTTGGTGAACTGAAAAAAGCAGTACCTTGGCATAACTTTGAAAATTCATCCATCCATTTCTTCAAAAAATCCATCAATTCATCCAAATCAACTTTATGTTTTTCAGTTTGAAATAAAACCTTTTTTCCACTTATTACAACTTTTTCTTTTCCTAAAATCAACGCCATATCTTTATTGGCGTTTATGACGACTCTATTTGAATTTATTGCAATTTGAGATTTACCATCATATTGACCTAACTTTTTAGCATCCTGATTTTTATCGAACCCGGCTTTAAATTTTTTAAGTTTTTGGTTTGAAGTTAAAACAATAGTCGATTCATCTTTTTCAATATCCTCAATTTCGTATTTGTTATTATTGATTTCGGTTGTTTGTGCGCTTTGAGTTGAACCTGCGGTTGGTTTTTTAACTCGCAAAATCATTATCGGATCTCCGTTTCCAGAACCTTCCCAAGTTGGTTTTTCTGCATAAACGGACATATCCCCACCTTTAATAGTTGAGCCAAATCTTATACTTGTACCAAACCTTCCTTCGTATAAATCGTCACCATCAAATATTTGAAGATTCGGAGTTCGTTTCGGTTTTTGCTCAAACGTGTATCCCCATTCGCGTTTATCACTCTTCCTTTCTGCACTATTTCCTCCCGGTACTAATCCTTTTCTTCTCCACAACTTCGGGAAGGCGTGTAAAACTAAATCATCTGTTGCATTTATAACCGATAAATAACAATAACCGATATTTTTCAAACCAGAGGTTGACCAATCATTTACTGGGGCCGGAATTAAAATTACTTGCTCACCTATAAGCGGAATTCTCCGATTGAACGTTGCTGGCCGGACAAATATATTTCTGACTTGACCTAAATTACTTTGATTGGAGCCAATTCTTACTTCGATTGAGCCAAGTGGAAGAGGATTTCCTTCATCATCAACTTGATTCGGCTTGAAAGATTTTTTAGTCTCGATTACCTCAGCTATAATCATAATAAATCATTTTCCAATCTTTATATTTTTCTAAATTAGATTTGCATTTATACCGTATATTAAAATAATTCAAATTAGGATATTTCTCAATTATATCGTCGTGATGTACAAACGTTTCCCCGTTTATTTCATAATAATAAGACAATTTAAACATCGGTTTCTTGTTATTAACTAAAATATCTGGGTTTATAAATTTCCATTCAGACCATTCAGGTTCATTAGACAAACAACGGATTTTAATTATTTTTGCACTAATATTTAATTTATTAACTGCCGATTTTAGTGTTTCAAATACTACATTATCAATTATAACCTTCACACAACGAGTATAACTCGATACTCGTTTTTTTATTATTTCTGGTGAAATTTTTCTACCTTTAAGTGTATTTGATATTCTATTTCGCAAATCTTTATTTCTCATCAATTCGGTATTTTTTAGTGATCTACGAATCCGATGTTCATTATTATACACCTGTTCACTATTTCCACCAGTTCGTACATTATAACATTCCTCGGATTCAATTAATTCGATTGTCACGATTTTCTGCTCATAGTCAGATAATTCATTTCGCGTGGAAAATTGTTTAATTATTTCTTTTTTAAAATTTTCAATGCCGTATTTCTTTTGTGCCCGGCGTACCAAAGTTCCGCCTCCCATATAACCATCATCTAAATTATCAGTAGAATGGATTCCATAATAATATTTACCGTTAATCAAATTGGTAATCTTGTAAAAATAATTGTATTTCTTTTCAATTCTACTTTCATTTGAATTGTTTTCATTCTGTTTTTGACTCATTTAAACTCCTTATTGCGTTTGAAATTAATTTTTCTACAAAAAGGTTTATTTTATAAGAATTTTGATTACAAAAATCTTTCAACTCCATGTGAAGTTTTTCACTCACGTTAATTGTTTTAACCTTTTTGTCCTTTTTCATATACAATAAGTATGTTTAATAATGTAAAAAAATGTAATTATTTAGTTAATAAGAAGTTAAAGTTTTAATCCCCCTTAGCATGACCCGGACGAACGCTCAATTTTTGAGCCTCCTCCATTATTTCCTTTCTCATTTCAGCAGTTATTCCAAATGCTTCTAAATCGTCTTCTGAATCTTTACCTGTATTTTTGTTTTTACGAGTTACAATGGCAGCGAGTTTAACCAATTGTTCATCATTTTTAACGGAAACACTTTGAAGTCCAGTTAACATTGGTAGCAACATAACTGCATCTTGAATGTTTTGAATCATAGGTTTGACAATTTCAGATGTTTGTAACAAATGAACTTGTTTGGCTTGGGCATTTTCATAAATACGACGAAGTAAACCTTCGTAGGTTACTTCTTCACCATCCGTCCCTATAAATAAAACATCACTGTTCTGTTGTTTCTTCTTCATTGATAATTTCTCCTTCAATGTGTTCTGGGAAGTACAAGAATCTATGCCAATATTTTGTTCCCGTTTGTTTATATTCTAAAAACATATTTTGACATAATGGACGTAAAACATTTACGACATTTGTAATTATCTGAGTTTTCACGTAAATCTGTTCTCTAATCAAAATATAGAGTGCCTTTTTTCTATAAATATCTATGGAGTGACTATTTTTAAATAAGTTAAAAACGGCTTCTAATATTTGGCGTTCTTTTTCATCAAACGGAATGATTTTATCATTTTTTACAAAATAAAAATAATCTAAATGCTCCATTCCCCATTGAGACCATTTATAACAAAAATCTTGTAATTCTTCTTGTGTTTCTTGGTATCGAACCTCATCGTCAACATCTCTACTAAAATCAATGTGCTGAACCTCAACCTTTCCGTAGGTGTTTTCGGCAACATCACGCATTCTTGCGTTTACCCAATTAATGGCTACCCGGTTGAAATATGAAAACGCTCTCGAACCTCGTTCTTGATTGTATTTACCTAACTTTTCATACATGAAACAAATACAATCTTGCTTTGAATCTGAATATGACTCGATACCAAAGTTTTTGAAATTTTTATTATGAATAACGTTTTCAGCCAACTTTGACAGCGCCGGATAAATAACTTCATTAAACAAACGAGTTTTTTGAACACTGTCCTGCATTTGACAATATTCAACTATCGAGTTTTCAACTTTTTTCCCAAAGTAGGGTTCACTTTTCTTCTTCTTGGTCGTCATCAATTCTTAGGGTTTCTAATTTATTTTGAACTTCTTGAATACTATTGTAAATAACTTTAAAAGCAAAACCTACTTCATCATCACTACTGAAACTTCCGCGTTTATCAATTCGTTGCATATTTGAATATGCTTCTGTAAATAAACCTAAAAAAATCTTGTAGTAATTTTCAACTTCGTTGTAAAGTTTTTCTTCACGTTTGTTGGTTTTTTTAATAAATTCTTCCATCACTGAAACTTGTGAATATAAATTCCAAGTTGTCCAACCTAACGCTAAAACCAATAATGAAAGTATGATAATGGTTATGATCATTTTTGTTCCTCGTAAAACTTCAATTTATTATTTTCAATTACCCATCTTTCAAACTCGAACCTTGCAGCCTTCATATCAGCAAAGTGAAGGATTTGGTGAATATTTGTTCTTGCTTTTGAGGTTAATTGATTTGAAAGAAAATAGGCTTCGTTTGCTTTATCATAAAGTCCGTCATGGGTTCTAATTGCAAGTTGTTCTTGCCAAGAACATTTAACTCCATAATGTTGTAATAAAAACAAACTCGTATCTTGGACTAATGCAAATGGCGTTCTTTCATCATGAGTATAAATTTTACCTTGATTTTTTCGATGCCATTCACTTTCATTAAATTTGTAAACTTCATATTCGCCCGGTAAACCAGCCTTTCCTAAGTCATGGTGCATTGCAGAAAACAAAAGTTCTTCCAAGGTAAAATTATCAACTTTCAATCCCAAAGTTTTCCATTGATCGTATTCCTTTTTTGAAAAATCAATCACCCTTAAAACATGGTCAATATATCCTCCGGGAAACGCATTGTGATAATGTTCAACACCAGAGGCTGGCATTGTTACCAAACGTTCTTCCAGTTCATCATACATTTGGTTTAAAACATCTTTTCGGGTTGGAAATAATGTATTAACTAATTTCCTGAATATTGTCCAGTTTTTTTCAATTTGTTCTGCTGTTAAATAATTAAGTTCATTCATAAATTTCTTAAATTTTGGTTAATTGCGTAATCAAATATTTCTTTCGTAATTGGTTTACCATGTTCAAATAAAGGCGGACTGATTACTTCTTTACTAATTTGCCATTTATTTAAGTGGTCGTGAAAAACAAGTGTCATGTAATTTCCACATTCACTTTTTTTACCATAACCTTGACGTTTAACGCCCTCTTTTGTGAATTCTATCTGGTAGTACATTATTCAAATTGATTATTTAATTCAACTTCCGTTTCTTCGGCATATCCGAGTTCATATATTAATTGTTTCAATTGAACTCCTTTATCAACATTTTCACGAGTCGTTCCGCCGGTAAGGATATGACCCATAAGTTCACACGCGTTTTCAAGGGCTTGAATTCTATTGACATCCCAAACAATAAAAACATCTTTATTAGCCGCCTTGTTATTTGCAAAATTTTGCCCAAGTTTTAAATTTCTTAGATATTCTCTTGAAATTCCCGTGTGTTTAGTAGCAGCTTCAATATGAGGATATGTAATAATTTGCCCACCATGTTGTACGGTTATTGATTTATTGTCAACAAATCTTTTTGTATTTCTATCACTAATTTGATATTTTGTTCGTATATATAATAATCTATCCCTATCAATGTTATATTTTTCAAGTATATAAGGAATTGGTTGATTTAAATTATAATCATTGATAATTTCAAGTTCTGTTTCAGTTGGTATATGTCGATTACAATTTTTTAAATACAAATTACTTTTCCCAATTCCTTTACCAGTCACGCCCATCAATGATCTATGAATCATGGGTTTTGAAATGTTATATGACTTGGCTATTTCATCAACAGTTCTACCATTTTCATAATCACATTTTATTGCGTAATACAAATCTATATTCCTCATTTTTTAGTAAGTTTGAAAGTTAAATCCCAAAGTTTTTAATTCTGTTATATCAAAATACATTAAACCTTTGTATTTGTGGTATTCGTCAATATAACGTTGGAAAAAGTTCCTAAATACTTGCGGGAAAGATAAAAGTTGAGTTTGAAATTCATTTAATCGAGTTGGATCATATTTAAGTTTTGAACCTTCATTTACCCAAACATTCAAAAACGATAACAGTTTCAAAAATTCCAAATGTAAAATTCCCCTGAAAAAGAATTTAAAAGGACGGGCTAAACTTTTGACATATTCCAAAAATAAACCTGCGTCTGAATGTGGTTCATATCCACTTAAAATGAAAATGTTAATTTCAACGTTGTCAGGAGTAGTTTCAGTTATTTGTCGAACCTTTTCAACCATTTGCCCAAAGGTTTCTCGTGAAAAATCAACTGTAATTAAAAGTTCATTTTCTTCAACTTGTATTGTTGAAGTTTGAACATTTGTTTTAGGTTCATCATCATATAAACTAAATTTTTCCATATATTCCAAGATAAGTAAAAGTTTTCAATTTTCCAAACATTTTAACATTTATTTAATTTCCATTTTCACGTTTCCAAGCCTCAATTGCCTCGTGAGGCATTATTTTAATTTGGGTTGGAGTTAAACTTTTTTTTTATTGCCTAAACTTTTACTGATGTGATCAGCAATATCAGGAGTTAATTGAGTATCGACTACTCGCCTTCTACTCTTTGTTGGATTATTTTCCTCAACTGGTAAAACTTCTTCATTGGGTTTAGTTTCTTCAACTGATACAGAATTTGAAATAACCTCATTTTTTTGCCTCTGGTTGCGTTTTCTTTTTGGTTTAACCTCAACGTCCACTTCTGGGATAGAATCGATTGTAGGGGAAATTTGAGGCTCTGATGAAGATTGTGTTTGAGGTTGATTTTGTTTAGGTTTGATTTTCGATTTTAATTTTTCAAAAAGTGCTTTGAAATTCAAAGTGCTTTTGGAACTATTTCGTTTTGAGGTTCTATTTAAGTAATGATTATTTTTAAATGCAAACATAGAGGTTAAAATTAACATTAACGCCAATGGTTGAAAAACAATTACAATCAATAATATTAACCAGTTAACAATTTCATTCATTGGTTTACCAGTTAATGAACTCAAATATTTAAGTGGTCCAAGTTCTGAATTCGTTTCATTACTGTTTTCAATTTCAATAATTGAAAGTTCTAACTTTTGAATCGAATCCAAATACATGGAATTGAGGGAATCAAGTTTATATTTTCTTTGGTTTAAAACATTCATTTGTTGTTCCAAACCTTTCTTATTTGAAACCAATACATTTGTTACAACTTGGCCCTTGATTACTTGTTGAGTTTGAGTATTTTGATTGTAACCTTTACTCAATTCAGTTAGGTTATTTGAAATTAAACTAATTTCATTTTTATTGTCTTGAATCCTTGTTTCAAACGTTTGTTTTTTGGTTTTAACCAAGTTTGAACGTTTAGTAACAATTTCATCCTTTAATGCAGTTTTTTGATATCCATCTGACAGATAACCATAAATTCCCATTGAGGTTAAAATGGTTAAGGTGATGACAATTAAAATCAATGGATATTTAAGTATTGGAGGTAAATATTTCCAATAATATTTCAATGCAGTAGCAGTTACAATATTACCAAACTCAAATGCAAATGCTAAAATAGTAGCACCTACTTGATGACCTCCAAATAATTTACCAAGACCATAAATTGAAAAGAATGATCCAGTAATTGAAATAAATAAAGCAGAAATTAGAATTAGATATGGAAAATATTTTTTCATCTGTTTTATGCAAAAACTTGTTTTTTGCGTAAGTGAATGGGTTTCATTGAAAACCTGAACTGTTATGTGTTAATTTCAAGTTGAGTAGTAAATATAGGTATCCTCTTACTCACAAGTGACTTTGTTTAACGATTTGCGTTGGTTTTTCAAACCAATCCGGTTGAGTAACCGTTGGTTACTTCTTTGCGCCCAAATTAAAAATTTGTTCGCGAACTGTTTAAAATAGTTTTTCAGTTTTACTTTCAAAACATTGATTTAACGGAAGTAAACCGTTTTTACAAAGTTACAAAAAATTTCTGACATTTTCAAGTCCATTAACATAACTTTAACTTTTAAGAAATCTAACCCATTCGTTTAATGTTATCATGTCGGGTTTTTTATCTCGAATAAAATAATTTAAAAGAGTATTCAATCGACTATATGGTTTATTTTTAGTCTTTTTTGTTAAATATGATACCAGATATTCTTCCAAATTCATAGTCGATTTTATATCTGAATATTTAATTGTAAATAAAACAATTTTTCGTTCTCGACATAATTTGAATTTATCGGTATCTCGCTGTTGTTGTTTATATAAATCGCTTCTACTTTTATGAAATTCTTTGATAAATTTATAATGTTGTTTACCTTGAACTTCAATAGCAAATTTCAAATTAGTATTTTTGATCGAAACCATGAAATCTAACTGCATTTGATTATTTGTTTTCGGATTTCTCAGCCATTTATAATAACGATTCACTTGAACTGGATTGAAATGGTGTTTTTCTGAAATTTCTTGTAATTTATTTAAAATTATTGTTTCAAAAGATGATAATTTTGGTTCTTCTTTCATTACTTAACTTTTAAGGTTTAGGGATATTTATATATATGGAAAAAAATAAGGAAATTTTGATTATGCAGGAAAACCTGTTCACAACTATTGCCAAGTTACTTGCTTTAAATATCATAAAGCGTAATATTGGTTCAGCCAAACAATTAGCCAAAGGTGATGCCGAGGTTCAAACTTCATTAGAATCTTTGAAATTTCATACCCAAAGACTGGAAAAACTTTTGAAAGATTTGTGTGATCGTGACCCAACCAACTTCCGGTGTAAAGAATATCGCCCACAAAAACATTCAAGTCCTAATTTTAAGTAAAAATCATTAAATTACCAAATTAAATATTAGAATTAACAAAACGTTAGGAAAATAAATTGGCAAAGCAACAACAAGAGACTGATGTGAAAAAAATGTTGGAAAAATTATTCGCGGCCATTAAAACGACGAGTGAATTTTCCAGAGAACAAGTCAAAATCAATCGCGACTTGTTAAAGGTGATGTCTTTGTTGAATGATGGATTTGCTAAAAATGCCCAAGATGCCCAAGATTTAATTGCCGACGTTACCGATGGCGTGGAAGATGCTGATAAATTTTTCCAAAAATGGGCAAAACAGCGTGGCGCAACTAAGCAAGATTTAGAAACAATTCGTAAAAAGTTTCGTGAAATTGATGATATAAATGACGATATAATTGAAGGAAGTAAAGATTATATTGATTTATTAAAGGAGCGGCATGAATATCTGGATGATGAAGTTGATTTAGGTAAATCTTTATTAAAAAATCATAATGAAATAATCAAAGCCATTCGCGAAGGGAAATCCGCCGCAACTAAATTAAGTAGCCAATTCAATAATATGGATGAAGCATTGCGAGATATGGTTGCTAAGAAGGTTGATTTTACCGGAATGTTTGACGATTCGTTTTCAAGTGCCGATAAAGTTCAAAGTTCACTTGCAAAAATGAACCAAGACATTGAAGGAATGATTCATAATGTTTCGGGGAATTATTTTAATATGGATTTGAATTTCAATCCATTGACCGGCGAACTTGACAACGAAATTAAAAATGTATTAGGTGTAATTGAGGAAGAAAAAAATGCCAGAATAGCAGGATTAAGTGAATATTTTGAAAAAAATAAATATCTCCAAACTCAATTATCCAGACAACTTGCTGCACAAAGTAAAGGTTTGGATATAAAAATAAATGTAGATACTGGTGAAGTTGAAACTATAAATGGGATATTAAAACGAGGTTCTGTCGAATATCAAAAAATGATAGATTCGTTGGACAAAGTGGTTGAAAAAACTGGATTAATGTCACAACTTTCGGGACAATTTGAAGAGATAACTAATTTAGTAAAAATAGGAACTGATAGGACAGAAGAACAAAGTCAACGATTGAACCAATTATTGAAACCTCTCGGAATGGCTACCGAGATGTTAGTTAAACAAGTTGAATCAAAACGGATAAGTTTAGATACTGATGCTGCCATGTTAATGAAGCAAAAAGAAGCCGTTGAGTTGACTGGTAAATATATGGGTAAGATGAAAGGAGTTGAACAGGTAATTCAGCGAGTTGGACGAGGATTTGATTATGTAAATGCTCTTTTACCTGCCGGGATAAGTGACTTCTTGGGGTTAGGTCAAGCAAGTGAGCAAATGTTGATGGGGCATCGTAGAGGCGTAGAAGCATTTACTTCAAAATTAAAAGATGGGGTAACTTATTCAGAAGCAATGAAAGGTTATATGTCTGCGTTACGACCTTCAATTGTTTCATTATTGAACCCGACGACTATTTTAGTTGCTGGTTTTGCATTATTGTATGGCTTTGTCGATAGTTTGGTCAACAAATACAAAGATATGCAAAAAGAAATGGGTGTAAGTTTGAACCAAGCGAAGGAAATTTTAAATGTCCAACTTGACACCCTCACAAGTCAAAAAAATCAATTTGGAACCATGAAAGATATTCAAGAGGTTCAAACTGCTATTATTGGAAGTAGTGGTAAAGTATTTTCTTTGACTAAAAAAGATGCCAAAGAATTGACTATTGATTTGATTGAAATTGGTAAATATTTTGGTTACGGAAATGAACAGGCAGTAGAATTGCATAAAACATTTAAAATGTTAGGTGCTGACGATAAACTTTCATTGACATTGCAGAAAAACGTTGGTTATTTTGCTGAAATGGCTGGTTTAAGTGCAACTGTTATAACCAAAGATTTAATTGAGAGTGCAGATACGGTAGCAACTTATTTTGCAGGAATGCCTGATAAAGCCGCACAAGCCGCTATTGAAGTTCGAAAAGTAGGTATGTCGCTAAAACAAGCAGGTTCAATCGCGCAAAAAATGCTTGATTTGGAAGGATTTATGACTGATATGTATGAACTTTATGCAATGTCGGGTAGAGGAATTGATTTTAGTGAAGCATTTGAATTTGGGCTGAGTGGCGACGTTGAAAATATGGCAAAATCAATGGTTAAGCAAATTGGTACAATGAATGATTTAAATGCAATGTCGCCGCATTTAAGAATGAAAATTGCAAAAACAATGGGCATTGAAACCAACGAACTTGCAAACATGGTGAGAATGAACGAAGAAATGGGAAGTTTAGGTTCAGACCAACAAAAGTGGTTAGAAAAAAACTATGGTACGATGGGTGATATTTCACAATTAAGTAAAAAGGAATTACAAAATAGAATTGCTCAGGGAATGTCAACAGATAGGTTAGGAGTTGCTTGGGAAAAAATTAAAGGAGTTTTATTTAAAGCGCTTATTCCGTTGGCTGAGGCGTTCGGAGAAGCAATTGATGCAATTAGTCCTATTTTGGATATTCTTTTATTGGCTTTTAAAGGAATCGCTCCAATTATTAAAATAGTTGGTCTTGCTCTTAAATCCATTATTCAATTAACTGATGCGTTTTTTGGACTATTTGGAATGGGTTCAAATGATATTGAAAAAATTGCAAGTGGAATTGATGAAATAGGAGGAACATTAGGTGAAGTAATGAAAGCCGCGATTGGTTTAGTTGAAGTATTTGCCGGTACTGCTATTTTAAAATCGTTCGGTTTAATAAAAATGAATGCATGGGATTTAGTTAAAATGATTCCTAATATTGGTTCCATTTTTTCTAAAACAAGTAAAGAAGTTGAAATCAAAAGTCAGGAAGTTTCGGCCAACGTTCAACAATCAGTTCAAAGTAGTGTTTCCGCCCAAGTCCAAACCGCTCAAACTGCAAAACAAACGTTGGAACAAACTGCAAATGCAGTCAAAGGTTCAACTACTAAAATGAGTAAAGACGTTGAAACTACTGTTAAGAAAACCAAAGACGAAATTTCGAAGCCAACTACACTTGGAATTTCAGCAGATGGAGCCAAAAAAGGATTTAAGTTATTTGGTGATATTGCTTCCAAATCGTTAACTGCGTTGGCTATTCATAGTGCAAGTTCATTTTTATTTATGAAAAAAGAGGGTGAACAACAAACCAGTGAATTGACTTCAAATATGGGGTCAATGTTTGGTTCCTTGGCCTTATCTTTGGCTCCTATGTTAATGGGTTCTTTACAAGAGGGTTTAGAGAGAACATTTACCAAACGGATGGAAAAAAAATTAGAAGGTTCGCTTGAAAATCCGATTAAAAAGGCATCAAAAGCATTTGGAAGTATGGATAGTGAAAGTGGTAGTGTATTTAAAAGAATTTTAGATAAAGGTAAGTCCGTATTTTCAAGTTTAGGAAATTTCAGTAAAAAATTAAGTGGAGTTCCGAGTGTAACTGGTTCATTTGACGCAATGGCGTCAAGTGTTGATAAAGTTATACCAAAAGCAGAAATGGTTTCAGAAGTTGTTGAAAAGGTTAAAAAAACTAAAAAAACTGAAACCGCTATCGATGTTGAACCTTCAAAACCAGTTAAAGAAACGACTAAAAAAGTTGGAAGTAGTTTTGATGGATTGACATCAATGTTTAAATCAGTATGGAATGGAATTAAAACGGTTTTAAATGATTTAGTCAAATTTGTTTCAGATTCAATGAAAACATTATCAAGTGGAATTGGAACGACAATTAAAAATATTTTGAAAGGAATTGGTGATGGTCTAAATTCATTTAAAACGGGCGCAATCAAAGGCGCTGCTTCTTTGGTAATTTTATCTGGAGCGTTATGGGTTACTTCAAAAGCAGTTCAAAATTTTGCTTCTGTTAAATGGGAAGATTTAGCAAAAGCCGGAGTTGCATTAGGCGGTCTTGCCGGAGTTGCATTAACGTTGGGTTCTGCATCTGGTCAAATGATTGTAGGTGCTGCCGCTATTGCTGTTTTAGGTGCAAGTTTAATTCCTGCTGCCTTGGCACTAAAAATGTTTAATGATATTGAATGGTCAAGTTTAGGTAAGGCTGGCGTTGCATTGGTTGGATTAGCAGTTTCGGCAGGAGTTTTGGGTGCAATTATGATGTCAGGAGTTGGCGCTGTTGCATTAACTTTGGGCGCTGTTGCGATAGCAGGATTGGGTGCAAGTTTAATTCCACTGGCTGCCGCGTTAGCAATAGCAAGTCCAGCGTTAGAAAAAATAAGTCCAATTATTGATTCTTTTGGTGGAGTTATTAAGACAACTTTTGAAGGAATTTCCCAAGTAATTTCAACTGCAACTTCTGGAATTGTTAAAATATTTTCAACCTTGGGCCAGATTGATGTAGGTCATTTATTTTCAATTGGCCCTGCTTTGGGAAGCGTTGCATTTGGGTTAACTGCTCTAAGTGCTTCCTTGGCAGGAAGTTCGATGATGAATGGAATTTCTAAAATGTTTGGCGGTGATATTGTTAAAGATTTGGAAAAACTTGCAGAATTAGCAAATCCGTTGTATATTGCCGCAAAAGCAATTGGGATGTTGGGCGAAAATATTTCTTCATTAGGTCAAACTTTGACAAATGTCGATTTCTCCCAATTAGCAAAAATTGAAGATGTGACATTGGATACGAAGGTTCAACAAAAAATTAAACCAATTTTAAATGCACCTTCCGTTCCGAGAGATAGTACAAATGTTAAAATTTCACCTATCCAGATTCCAGTTGCCCAACCTCAACCTCCAAATAAAGTTTCAGTCGCTCAGGATAAACTTCTAAATCCAAAAGAAGTTGCTGAAACGCAAATGAAATTTAATGGTGGATTTACAAACAAGCAAAATGAAGATATTTATGGAGGTGATGTTTTAAATGATAACCAAGAAACCAATATGTTATTACGTCAAATGATTCAGTTGATGGAACTTTTGGTTCGAAAAGATTCAAATACATACATGGATGCTCAAAAAGTTACTGCAACAATAAAAGCAAAGTTAAATAATTAAAACAAAGGATAAAAATATGAAACCAACAAAAAGACAAATTCAAATTGCAGAACATTTTGTTAAACGGGTGTTGAATGAGGCAGGAACCCGTGAAAATTATATTGGCGTAAACGAATCTCCAAAATTAAAAAAGGCATTGGATCAAGTTGAAACTATTTTGAAAGGTTATACGAAAGGACAAACTAAATCTGATGCTATGGCAGCCTTAAATGTATTATATTCATTGATTCAATAAGGTTATTTCAATGCCCAGACCAAGAACAGATTTTCCAAAAGAACTTTTTTATTTCCATCGACATGACCCGGGA